GATACGCTGAATTTACCGGGAACCAAGTTGCAAGTGGATCATCTCCACATGGTAACTTAGCTCAGACAGGCGACACCTACGGTGCACCTTTCGGCGGTATTGACTTGACAGAGAAAACTCTGACAACTCAAAAATTGATTTCACAATCATACTTAGGTAATGAGACTGAAGAAGATGCAATCATGCCAATTCTCCCTTTAATTAGAGAGTCTATCGTTAGATCACACTCAAAAGGTATTGAGAATGCGTTACTATTAGGTAACCACTCTACTGGTGTTTATACATCAGGTGCTTTTGACGGTCTATTGAAAATGGTAGCCGATGATTCAGACTTCACGCAATCAGCAACAGCTGTTGCAACTGATACTGTAACTGCAGCTGAATTGCTTAACTTAAGAAAGAATATGGGCAAATACGGCGTTAACCCTAACGACGTAACTTATATTGTTTCACAAAGTGCTTACTTCCAATTGCTAGAAGACGCGGAATTCCAAGACGCTAATCTAGTTGGTGACATGGCAACCAAACTTACTGGTGAGATTGGTCAGGTATTTGGCTCTAGAGTTTTACTCTGTGACGAATTCCCTGCTCAAGCCGCTAATGGATTTGGTGCTATCGCAGTATATGCGAGAAACTACGTAATGCCAAGACTCAGAGGAATTACCATTGAGTCCGACTACGAAGTTGCGAACCAAAGAAGAGTACTTGTTGCTTCACAAAGACTTGGCTTCACCGATCTAATCGCTGGTGCTACTTCTAAGTGGGCTTATAAGTTCAAAGCTAGTTAATAGCAAACCTTAAGGTAGGGGGTTCGCCCCCTACCTTATTATTTTTTGATAATATTATGGCAGATTTAATAACTACACATGAATATAAAGACGCTGAAGGAATCAGAGGCGAGAAAGAAGACGATCGTCTCAATATTTTAGTTCCTCAAGTTTCTGACCTTGTCAAAAAGTACTGTGGTACGTCATTTGTTGACTATATTTCCACAAATAAAGTAGAAACATTTTCTATTAGCGATAACTACACCTCAACGATTATTGTCAGCGAGTGTCCGTTAACAGCAGTAGACATTGTACAAGAAAGAACATCTTATAGTGGTGCGTACACTACTCTAACAACAGGTAACTATGAATATTATGTAGACCTAGAAGCAGACGCAGTTATAAGAACAAACGAACAGGGTAATACAAGACCCTGGGCACAAGGAGTAGGTTCAGTAAAAGTTACCTATAATGCAGGATATACTGAGACTCCTAAAGATTTAAAACTAGCTGTATTTGATTTAGTTACTTACTATTTGAAAGATGAGCACAAGCAAAGACAGTCACTCGGGGGAGCTACGTTACAAAACCAAGGCACTTCTGGGATGAGAATGAGTACTGACTTTCCTGATCATATCAAAAGAGTACTAGATTTATACAGGGTAGTTGTGTGATAAGTTCTGTTGAAAAATGGGTCAATAAAAGACTAACAAAAGTAAGATTAGAGGCAGTTAGAAAGAACTCTTACGCAACAAATGTTACTAACTATCACATTAGAAAAGATAGAACTGTAGTAATGTTACAAAATGCATTTTATGACCACGGTTTTACTGCCGAACAAGCACAAGCAATGAGCAGAGCAGCTTGGGATAAAGTTTACACTCTTACTAAAATAAAGAGAGAGTTTAGAAAGATATTTCCTAAACATTTGAAAATGGTAGTTGCTTCACAGTCTACTAATAGTCATATGATTATTAAAATGGCGGCAGGAGTTTACGGAGAGACTAGAGCTTCCCAAGGACTTAGATTAAGAGATGGTAGCGTTAGTAGAAGTAACCAAAAGTTAGTCAATGGCGCAATGAGATCCCTTTGGGGCCAAGCTATGACTGAAGCTGGTAAAGTAGCTAGAAAAATGGGAAGTGGACGTGATACTAAGATAGGCCATTCAGGTCAAGGAAATCACGGAGAGCTAGGAAAAGTTGATAGAAATGGGTTAAAAAGTGCGGATCAAAGCACTATAGCCGCAGTATCTGTCGGAGAAGACTTCGATAGAGAACTAGATAGTATATTTAGCAATCTTAGTAATGAATACCCAAGTAAGCTACGAGAAGTAGAAGAAGTAATAAAGCATTATGCCGATAGTTTTGAAAGAGATTATAAAATCTCTGATAAGCAAAAGTTTACTGAGACAGGATTTGAAAGAGAGATAGGCATTGACATATTTTATGGTAGTGCCATGGATAATAAAGATAGAGATATTGGAAGAGCAGACGCCCCAGGTATCAAAGCCTTTATGCAGGAAGAAAGAAACGCTATTATTAAAAGGCTACAACCTGACTTAATAGAGATGATAGATTTAGAGGGGTCAAAGACTCCACGTACTAAATTAAAAGCAATTGTTCCTGCAATGTTAATAAAAAAGATATTTCCTCATAAGTCTAGACCAGACATGAGACTTAAGGTTAACAAGAAATTAGCTGCAACAGCTGCAAAGATGAAGGGTAAAAAGACTACTACTACTACTCTTAAAGCAGCAGTTACAAAAGCCACTAGACAGCTAGTCGCAGCTAAAACGGGTACAAAAAAGAGACCTAAGAATAAAAGAGCAGCAGGAAAGACAGGGGAAAGCCCTATAGCTTTAAGAAATCTTCTTAATGAAATGTTGCCACAAATGGTAGCAAGTAAGATGACCTCACCAGCACTACAATTTAGGACTGGTAGATTTGCAAACTCAGCCCGAGTTGAGAATGTAAGTGTAGGCCCAAGAGGAGGCACTCATATAGACTATACTTATATGAGAAAACCTTATGAAACTTTTGAGCCAGGTAATAAACAAGGGAGTACTCAAAGAGACCCTCGAAAGATAATAGGAGCAAGTATACGAGAACTTGCTATGGGAATAATGGGAAGACAACCAACTTCAATTAGGAGAAACTAATGGACGCAGCTACAGCAAGAAAACATTCGACGCGTAGACGTGCCATAGTTGGAGCGATTGCAGATAAGTTGTATGAAAGTTTGAATGGTGCATATCCTTATAGGAGTTCTGTTCAAAGTGTCGAGCCAAGACTTAGATTCTGGGATGAAGTACAAGACTTCCCCGCAATTCAAGTAGGAGCCGGACAGGAGACACGCGAATATGAAGGCGGTGGTTTCCGATTTAGATTTTTACGAATAACTATTAGGTGTTATGTCAACGACAATGATGACGTTATACTGGCATTAGAAGAGTTATTAGAAGACGTTGAAACTGTACTTGAAGATAATGATCCTTTGACGTACAAAGATTCAACAAATACGTCTCATTCTACTGCTAAGACCACAATCTTATCAGTCGATACAGACGAAGGCGTTTTGGAGCCTCTCGGTGTCGGAGAAGTCATCGTAGAGATTCAATACTAGGAAAAGCCCAAGCTGAATAAACATTTAGTAAGGCTCTTCCAGAGAATATTAGGAGAAAAATAATGGCATTTCATTTTAGTAGAGATACCAAAGTATTTATGAAGTTTCACGCGAGTGCAGATAGCACGGACGACGCGCTTTATGAATTACCAGTACTAGACGGTTACTCCTTTAGTCAGGCTACAAATAGTTCGGAGATTACTCTGAACGAGGCAGCCGACTCAGCGGGTAACAGCAAGAGAGGAAGAGCAATGTTCAACGACTCTTTTGCACCAGCAGAATGGAGTTTCAGCACTTATATGAGGCCGACTACTTCAGGAACTGGAAATGTGTGGGCGTCTAACGAACACGCAGGAAACGCAAAGAAATTTGCAGTAGAAGGACCTTTATGGGCAGCTATGTCTGCAACAACCTATAACCTAGGTGTAGGCGGATCAGGAGCACCAACACCAGCATCATTTGAGCCGAATGTATTTAACTTTCAGAACTCAAATAAAGTAGCATTAGGTGTATTTGACTTGTTCTTTGTACTAGGAGCAGCAAAAGATACAGCTGTAGGGGACTATACTACAGGCACGGAAGGCGTCACAGTTTATAAAATTAGTGATTGCTCAATCGGTACCGCATCCATAGACTTTGATATTGAAGGCTTAGCACAAGTTGCTTGGTCTGGTCAGGGTAAGAAGATTAGTGAAATTCAGAAGCTACAAACAGCTGCTGGCACTATGACAACTAAAGGTTTAATTAACGAAGGAGTATCAAGTACTTCAAATTATATTAGACAAAAACTTACTTCATTAGCTATATCATCTGATGTTTCAGATGGCTCTGGCGGAGATGGATTTAACGACATCGCGATTGCCGCTACAGATATGGTACAAGGTAGCAAATATAAAATTGCTACAGCAGGAAATACTGATTGGGATGCAAGTAACGTTGGTGGTCCCGCTGATGGTGCCGTAGGAAGTATCTTCACAAGAGGATCAGCTGCTGCTACGGGTACTGGTACCGTTTTTGAAGAAGTATACGGTCAAACAGACACAACTTACAGTGTTGTATTGACAGGAGGTAA